CTGACTTGATAATAAACTTCTCGGATCATCCTTTCATACGTCTTGATGCCATTATGATTTTCGATCCAATGTTCCACATCGTAATCTTGACCATTGTCCTCAACTTCATTAGCCCATTCTTCAGATTCATGATTCCTCCAATTTCCATAATGATCCTCTAATTCACGAGGACCGTGTGATACAAAACAAAGATGTGCATTAAGATCTTTACACAATGCAATCTCATTTAAATAACGGCAGTCATCTACAATAACAAGATACTCCCAATGTTTCTTATCTTCTCTAATTAAATCAGACTCTTTATCTTGATAAGATTCAAACTCTTTTTGCCATGCTTTAATCCAATGATCAGGATCAATACCACGAGCAGTCTCACCCATTAGTTGACAATAAGACCTATACTCCTGAGGATTATCCTCTTTGGTATAGCCTTCAGCCTTAGCCTTATCTTTGATAGGCTTTGCGAAGGGCAGAAATACTGGCCTCAGACCATCCGCAAATGCGAGCTCTGCAATCAGATTCGCAGCGTGGGTCTTCCCAACCCTTGCTTTGCCTGAGAACATAATAGTTTTCATTCTTTAACTCCTCATAAAACTCAATAGGTTTGTGATTATATTGTACCATATACCCACTGCTTCGTAAAATCTCTTGCGACAGAATTGTACACAATTTTGGTTTCCATCCCAAGTAGTAACCAGTCAATCGCCACAATGCAGTCTTTAAAATACTGCCTTGATAACCAGTGACTAGTTTATTCAATGTGCTATAGGTAAGATTAGTTTCACCAAACACATGGCTGTATACAGGTGGTTCATACAATTTGTTAAATGTATCTCTATCACACACTCTAGCTGGAAACTTGTCGCTCGTTACTACAGTGTACTTATTACCACCAAATTCTAGTACAAGATTGCAATGGCTAATTTTACGCGGTGTCTTTGTAAACAAAGGCTTAGTCGTAAGCCAAACCAAATTAGCCACTGGATCATCTCTGAACTCATAAAAGTCTACACTAATCAGTGACATTCTGACCAGTCCTTTCCGATTTGATACTCACCATCAATGGGCATCTGACAATCTAATTTTTCGCCCGCCTCCAGTAGAGCTTGTACACCAAGCTTGCCTACCTCTTCTGCAATATCTTCTGGACATTCAAGTTGCCACTCGTCATGCACCGTAGCCATAAACTTAACAGGCATGTCTTTGATTTTGCGTTCAAGGAGAACCTGTGCTACCTTCATTACAATAGCACCATCACCTTGCAGTTGCACATTAAGTGCAGCATGCTGGGACCGACAAGGAACAAGCCTACCATCAAGTAGTTTGACCTTGCCAGTTTTATCAACATGTGCCTTGACATCATCAATAACTTTCTTCAAAGCTGGCAAACGAGTCAAGAACTTTTTCTTAAGAGCAGCACCAGCATTAGCATTTTTGCCAATGATCTTACCAATCTTTACATTACCAGCACCATACAAGAAGCCATAGAAGAAAGTCTTTGCATCGTTTCTTGTTGGCAATCCAGCAGCATGTTGATTCTCAGAGTGGATATCTCCCTCTAGGATAATCTTTGCATACGCTCCCATGTCATACTTAGCCATACGGGATGCAAGCATGCGTGCTTCTAGACCACTAGCATCAATACCGACTTGTACATTACCAGTAGAAGGTTTGAATAATGCTCGTGCTCTCTTGTCTCCTGACACTTGTTGCAGGTTGGGTTGTGATGCAGTCATACGACCAGTCACTGTACCCTGTGGGTTTACCATGCCGTGAATCTTACCATCACGGCTATGGTAAGCCCGCTTGATCCAGTCAGATACTTGACCTTGTAGTTTGATAGTATCAAAGTACTTGATCAGTACCTTAGCTTCTGGATACTTGAGTTCTCTAAGCACAGCTTCGTCAACCTTTGGATTACCCTTGTCGGTTAATGGGGGAACCCAACCATACTTGGTACTAAGCCGCTCCGCAATTTGCTTGCGGGAACCCGGGTTGAAGACTGTTACCTTATCCTTGAGTCGCCGTCCTGTTTTCTCGGACCAGCGTTCTTCAGTAAGAGGTGGAAATGTTTGTCTCATTTCATCTTCAATAGAAATCTTATTGTACTGCAACTCTTCTTCCAAATCGTATGCAGCATCAATGTCAAAGCAAAAGCCATTAGCAATTTGATTAGCAATAATTCTTGTAACTTGCTGCTCAAGCCAAACGGATTTGGGATTTGCATCTATAAACTCCTGTTGTGCTTCCCAAATCTTATGGGAAACTTCTACGTCTTGAATACAATACTCTAGCATTTCATCTGAGTATTCTTCCCAACCACCTTGATAGTCTTGCTTGTGACAGCCAAGGTGTTTACCCCAACACTCAAGCGAGTTACCACCCAAAGGATGATCACCCCGTTCAGGGTACATCATTCGGGAGATAATGAGAGTATCTTGTTGCTCAGTGAGAATAGGACCGTAGAACCTTTCGAGCACAGGAATGTCATATATCGTAATGTTATGGCCAATAAGACAGTTGGCATTGCGCAACACATCAACGCCAGATCTAATGTCCATACCAGTATAAGTTTTAATTTCATTTGTGTCTACGTCCTTGATAACAAGGCAGTGAACCTGAGTTACCTCAGGGATCACATTGCCTTTTGAATTTAAATTAATTTCATTTAAGCCGTTGGCCTCAATGTCTAGTACGAGTCGGTTCATGAGACTCTTCCTCCTATTAGTTAAACGATACGTTGCCTGCATCAGATTCCTGATACTCGACTTCCTCCAGTCTACCGCAGTTATGATTGTAGTAGAGAGCTGAAGCTACGCCGCACTTACCAGTCAGACGATTCTTCAAGACACGAACTGTAGTTGTGTTCTTGACTACCTCATCTGGGTCTTGTCGGTTACGCTCCAATGCGATAACAGTATTAGGTACAGAAGCAAGAGAGCCTGAGCCTCTAAGATCCTGCATAGTAATACGTTCGCCTTCTTCAAACGCCTTGCCATTCTTGACAAGCTGAGATACGATGTGGATGTGTACGCCAGTGCGTGACACAAGTGATCGCAACTCTTTCATAAGACTGTCAATCAACAGTCGTTCGTTATCATTCATAGAACCAAGCATACCAGTAGCGGCAGCAGTAATGTGGTCAAGAACAATAACCTCAATACCAAGAGACACAGCCATGAACTCTAGGCGTTGCACAAGGTTCTCTACACCGTTGTTACCAAGGTGATCATAGATATAGAACCCAGTCTTGCCCAGCTTAGCCAAAGCATCATGGTACTCTGCGTCATTGAAAGTATCAATCTCATTGGTAGCCAATACATCTTGACCTTCTGATTCCATAAGCTTGTGCATCAATCGTTCAGCACGAATAGATCGAACAGGCTTGTTGATAATCAAAGAGATAATATCTTCAATAGTTTCTTTGGGTGATTCTTCTAGCATGATAGCACCGCACTTGCGTCCTCGCTTGAGATGATCCCAAATGATTTCACGAATGATAGTAGACTTACCTGAGCCAGTACCCGATGTCCAGAGAGTAATCTCTCCTGATCGTTGACCAATCAAGAACTTGTTCATGTTACCCCAAGGGTAAGAGAACACACTCTGTTCAGTATCTTCATTAAGATTAATGTTAGAGATGTGCAAGATCTCGTCGGGGCTGTAATGCTGTGCGTTCCACATAGCAGTCATAACTTCTTTACTCTTACCTGCAAGCAAGCAATCGTTTGGATCGTTGAATGGCAGGTTAGCAATCTTGCATTTACCCGGAGGCAATGTCTCAGCTACCTTCTTAGCCGCATCTCTTCCCGGCTCATCTTCATCAAACATAAGGATGACTTCATCATACGAGTTAACAAACTCCAAGTTATCTTTGATAGATTTCAAAGCACCTTGTGCTCCCGTTGGTAATGAGACTACAGGCCAGCCGCCATTGATTTGGCAGACAGTCAATGCATCGACTTCTCCCTCGGTAATGACAAGTTTCTTGCCACCCTTGGAAGGCCACAGCCATTGTCCATACAACGGAAGGTTATTTGCTTTACCTATCCATTTGAATTGCTTATCAGGACCACGCAACTTCTGAGCAATCAGCTCTCCATCTCTGTAGTAGTTAGCAATCTCTACATCTTTACCGTTCATGTTTGCAGATTGATAATCAAACTTCTTAGTCACATCTTCTTTGATTCCACGATGCGAAAGAACTTGACAAGCACCTTTGTAGGGCTTCCAATCTTCATCATAAACAGGTTCTGGTTTCATATCATTCATGGGTTTATCTCCTTCCCAATATCCACATGCGAAACAATACTTGTGACCATCATCATAGACAGCAAGATTGTCTCCCGTTTGATCACGACCCTGCCCCCTACATTGAGGACAGGGTTCGTGATGAGTACAAACACTCATACTTATTCCTTTCTATTTCTCCTACCGAAGCCAGCGAGCCCAAGCATAGCCAGAGCACCGGGGGCAGGAATAACATTACCTTCGAACTGAGTCCCAATCGTAGTAAAAAAATCATACGATCCTTCTTCAGCATTGAAGAGAACCGCCTGTTGAGACTCATAGCCATACACATCGTCAGTAACGTAGCTGTAGCTAACAGTTTCACCGGGGTTCACTTCAACATTCCAAGTAATTGTATCATCAATTACAAGATCAAAGATAGCAATGTCAGACGTTGCGTCGTTCGAGAACGTATACACAAACAATTCTGTAGAAGCTTCTTCATCCAAGAAGTAGGAAGCTACAAAACTACCCGTCCATTGAAAGTCTTCTGACACATCACCAACATCAACTTGATCTACAAAGTCTGGTCCACTAAGACCAGCCAACAATAATTCTAATAACATATGTTATCTCCTAAAATAAATGTGCCACCCTACCGACTGGGTGACACATAACGCTCTTGGCAAGACTCGAACTTGCAACCTACTGCTTAGAAGGCAGTTGCTCTATCCAATTGAGCTACAAAAGCAAATAGCTCCACCGGGATTCGAACCCGGACTGGATGGATTTTAAGTCCACTGCCTCTGCCGTTGGGCTATGGAGCCTGCGGTTAGTTGTCCCGCTTGTACTCTGCCCATGCGACAAAGGTTTGCTCAACGCATGCAATCGTTGGCATAGCAAACTGTCGACTAATCCAGTTGTCATTATGATCTTGTCCATCAATCTTTACAAGATAACCATTGGCAATCTTATTAATATAAAGATCATTATCAACAGTACCAAACTGACACATGTAAGCGGCAGCTTGATTTACGCAGTCTTCAGCACTGCATGTAGTTCCATTACAATCACTCATTGGGTTTCTCCTTGTTAATTCCCAAAACAAAATATCCATTTGCATCTTCAGCCCATTGTTTAGTAGCGTATAGTTTAATTACTTGTGAGTCATCCTCCCATAGTCTACCATTCATGACATCAAAGATAGCCTTTACAAAATTATCAATGTCCGCTCTTGGTGCATCTAACTTAGTAGTCTTAGGTCTGCCAATAAACAGTTCAAGATCTACAGTCAATGGACCAGACAGCGGCTCCCATTCTCCCAATACATCGTCTACAATCTCCGCTGCTTCGCGTCGAAAGTTCTTGTAGGGTCCGGCGAAGTAGGCCCCGTGCTTTGACACACGGGGTCTACTAGCCGCAACAGGACTAATGGGAAAGGACCACTCCATTAGAACGGGGTGTCTTGAGTCTCAACCTCAGGAGCGGTAGCCTCAGAGCCATCGTATCCTTCGGTCTTAGCAAAGCCGCTGCTCTGCTGTTGTTCACCCTTCTCAATGATCTGGACACCATTCAAGAAGAATGATACAGAGCCATCTCGTTTGAGAAGCATAGGCTTAAGACGAAGCCGCACCTTGTCGCCACCGAAAGGCACAGCCTCGGTTGCTTGGGTGTTTGCATCTACACAGGGGTAGCAATCCTTCTTCTCTCCGCCATTCTCTGGTGGGTTGGTAAAGATCGTAGACTTAACTTTGATTGAGTTAACGCCTTCTTGTTCATACATACCATTGATCTTCTTACCACCAAGAGCTGATTGGATTTCATCGAGCTGCTTCTGCAGCTGATCGTCAACGACAACAGTAATGTTGTGGTTGCCGGGAGCACCAAACTTGTCATCGGGACGATGCAGATGTGACCATTTCACATCTAACGTGTGTGTGTTAAAAACTTTTGTAGGATCATTCATATAATTACCTCAGTTCTTTCTGCCTGCCTTACGCAGACCATACTTGTTCTTGTGTTGCCGACGGGTTCTTCCCGCCTTCTTCATACGGGCAACAGTACTATCATCAATTTGATTCTTTGCCATCTAATTTCTCCATGGCTTCATTGAACTCTTGTTCAGATATTTTACCAAAAGCGAGCTTCCAACGCAAGTCCTCTTCAGCAGAAGATACAATTTTATTTCGTGGAGCTGAACCTTTGCCGTTAATATCATTCATATTGGTAGGTTGCCACTTACCTTTGTTGCGACCACCAAATTTTACATCACGATCTTTGTAGCTGCGGCTATTATTTTTAAACCACTTCTCTCTAAGATTGTCACGCAATGCCATTGTATGGTTCCCAGTATGCATATTCACCATCTAATACAATGCCACAACCCAAGATAGGTTTAGCATTGTATCGTCTAGCATAGAACATAGCAAGCTGATCATGGTCTACACCGCAACCAACATTCATACCAAAGACTTTACCACCTTCGTTACGATAGTAGTTAACACCTGATAACGAATGAGTATGGCCCTGTACATAGGAGTTAAAGTTATCCATAGCATTATTTAACGCTGCGTATTTGCCACCCCGACCGCAATCACCATGGCGATATAAAACACCATCAATATTGTAAGAAGCATACCTTGGCCTCCAGTCCCACCCCGGAGTTTGCCATAGATAGTTGTAATCTACTAAGCATTCCTCTGGTAGGCCAACAGTAGTCATCTGTCTCCGGGGTAAGTCATCATGATTGCCAGTCATAACAGTAGCCTTGGGGAATAACTTGTACAACATCTGCACTTGATCCAGAGCTTTCTGGTATTCCAAGGCTGGGTTATCAAACCCCGGCATCTTCTCGTGGTAAGAAATACTAGCCCAGTCAACGACATCACCGATATGAACTACGGTATCAGTCTCCCATTGATGAGCCATTTCTTCTAGGAAGTTTGGATACCCAAGGTCCATAGCTGGACAGTGGGTATCACCTATTACGAGTACTCTTGCCATTTCTAAATCTCCGTTTGTAGTCATCCTTCCATTGATCAACATGGGAAGGTAGATCTACCATTCTTTCTGAGCCCTCAATATACTCAGCTGAAATGAACTGACCTTTTTCGTCAGCAATGTGCTTGTACTTACAAGCTTCAGCTTTCCTTGGTGCATACAGGTCAACCAGACCATCAATATGCAACTGTTGCAGAGCATTGAGCTCATCAATATTATACTCTTTCACTTCAAGAACGTCAAACCATTCTCCTTTGTGAAAGAACTTAGCGGCAGGTTTATTCTTCGCCTGCTCCATCGCTTTCTTCTTCATCAATATCCTCCTCTACAGGGAACATTACGTTCAACTGCATGTTAGTATCTTTCTTTACACCAGCCTTTACAAAGGCTACGAACATATTTTCCATAAAAACTTTAGCAAAACTTTCAGTAGGAAACTCTAGAGTTAGACTACTACTATCAATTACTGCTAGTTTAGTTGCCTCTTCAATGCCCTTCTCCATGTCGCCTTCCGAATTGATTATCATGTGTGTCATTACCTGTCCTTTCTAAGTAGTACACTTCCTTTACCATACCGAGAGGAATCTTCGTGACCCCGCCAATTTGGTTGTGACCCACATTGTCGGTAATAGCATAATGAGTATCGGTAATAGCACAAAGAAAGCCAATAGATTTAATAACAGGAAGATCACCATAAATGTAATCATCAGCATCATCTCTATCAACCCAGCCGGGACCTCCACAAGTTTCCGCATCATACCACCATACCTCCACTCGTTCAGGAAAAGAAGTACTTGGAGTCCAAGACTCGCTCGAGCTCCATGTCTCTTCGTTCAGGGACATCAGGGAGCGTGACTCCCGCCGTTGCTTCGACGCATCGTTTGAATACTTCAAGCTGATTCTCCTTGTGCATTTTTAAAAATTCATCTCTAATAAATTGATTCATCATATCTACATATGGTGCAGGACACCCGTATGAATCATGTATCATACTAAATCTTTCAATGCCAGCATCACGCATCTGTTTAATTGTACAGAACATATGACT